ATGTAATCAGACAAACTAAAGGTCTGGATACTTACGGCCCAATGGCATAGGAGAATAAGATGCCCGGAAAAAAAAGCAAAGGTAGTGTTGTAGACGATTTATATAAAAGTGATCGTCAAGCAGTAAAAGAAGTTTACGGAAATGTTGGCCCTCAAGACATCATTAATTCTTTGAGAGGCCAGAAAGGGAACGTAAGCGCTAGAAGGTCAATGTTAGAACGCGCTAGAGCCAGAAGGGATGCCCGCGACGGTATTTCTAATGTTAGAACCAGAGTTCCTAGAGAAATGGATGACGAAGTTCTTTTAAATGCTGGTGGATACATGGGTGGGTCTTCCATGTCAGGACGCGGTACAATGGCCGGAGAGCTTGGGCGAAAAGGAAGTATGTCTGTGCGTGAAGCTGGTGAGGACATGAATGAACTAAGTAAACGCCGCCGTGGTATGGAGACCGGAGGCGGTGTGAAGATTGGCAAACCCATTAAAGGTACAATCGGAAAACCTCAAAAACTATACAAGGAAAAAAAGAAGAAGAATAAATAATGGCTGATAAAAGCAGATCTAAGGTGTAGACAATGGCTATTGAGACAACTGCAACTTTTAATCTCGACATTAACGAGATGGCTGAAGAAGCTTTTGAAAGGGCTGGTCTGGAAATGCGGTCTGGCTACGACCTTAGGACCGCTCGCCGTAGTCTTAACCTTATGGGTTTAGAGTGGCAGAACAGAGGTCTTAATCTTTGGTGCATTGAAGAAAAAAACTTCACGTTTACTGAAGGAACCGAGACTTATACTTTAGACGCAGATACCCTAGATATATTAGAAGCGGTTGTTAGAACTGATCCGGCAAATGCAGATTTGCAAATTGACACAAGCATAGCAAGAGTGTCTCCTGTTACATATGCACAAGTCCCTGACAAGTTAGACAAAGGCAGACCCAATCAATACTGGATAGATAGACAGCAATCAGCGCCTGTTATCCATGTGTATCCTACAGCTAGTTCTGAGTTTACGAGCGCTCAGTTTGTTTACTGGCGTATCAGGAGAATGACAGATGCGGGGAGCAAGGGGTCTAATAACTATGATATACCCGTATTGTTTCTTCCGGCTATGACCGCAGGACTAGCTTATCATATTGCTTTGAAGAAACCTGAAGCGGCGGCACGGGTCCCTCTTCTAAAGAGTGACTATGAAGAACAGTTTGAATTAGCGGCAGAACAGAACAGAGTTAAAGCTCCTTTCCGCTTCGTACCTTTTGCGGAGTATTATTAGATGGGGTATCCTTATGCGCGTGGAAAATATGCTTATGGGTTCTGCGACAAGACAGGGTTTCGTTATCCTTTAGGTGAACTTGTATATGAAGTTCAGAAGGGCGTGAAGACGGGACTTAGAGTAGGCCGGGATATATTTGATCCTGACCAACCCCAGAACTGGGTAGGTGTTATTCCAGTTAGTGACCCTCAAGCTTTGTTTGATCCTCGTCCTACTGGCGCAACATCAGGACGGGGTTTGTTTGCATGGGACCCCGTGGGCGATGGTAATAGTGCTAAAGTGCTGGGAGATCAAGGGTTACAGACAATGCGAATCGCATCTGCTATTGGTACAGTAACAGTAACAACGAGTTAAAAACATGGCGTTTACTTATTCAACATTGGTAGAAGCAATTAAAGATTACACGAACAATACGGAGACAACATTCGTCTCTCAGATTGACTTGTTTATATCTAACGCTGAACAACGAATACTAATGGAAGTGCAACTTCCTGAGTTTCGAAATAATGTTTCTGGAACTTTATCTCAGGATAACAAATACTTAGGACTGCCGAGCGACTTCCTTGCTCCGTTCTCTTTATCGGTATTTACTTCTGACAGCTATCATTTTCTTATAAACAAAGATGTTAACTTCTTACAGGAATCGTATCCTGATATAACAGAAAAAGGAAGACCTCTTTATTACGCAATATTTAATTCAGGAAATCTATTGGTAGCTCCTATACCTGATATAGACTATTCAATGGAGTTGCATTATGTTTATAGCCCAGCAGGTATGTCATCTGGGAATACTACTACATGGTTGGGAACTAATGCTCCAGATGCTTTACTGTATGCTACACTATTAGAAGCGTACATATTTATGAAAGGTGACGCAGAGCTTATGAATTATTACCAGACACGTTATCAGGAAACCTTGCCAAGGCTTAAAAATCTTGGAGAAGGGCGAGACAGGAAGGACGTTTATCGTTCAGGCCAACTTCGTATCCCGGTGACGTAATATGGATGCGTCAGTAGGAAGTACAGATGTGGGCAATGTTCAAGTATACACAAGCAATGATAGGGGACATTCCCCTGAAGAGATCGCAGAGATGGCGGTTCAAAGGATATTTTATATATCTCAAGAGGCTGATCCGCATATACGCGACCAAGTCATGGCGTACCGTGAAAAGATTAAAGTTGTTATCGCGGAGTACATGAAGAAAGCCATAGCTAGTGATAGAACCACGCTATGGAATGTTTTGAAAAAAGAAGGTTTCCATGAGGAAGCCGAGATTATAAGGAGGCTGTAATGGCAATTACTCAAGCAATGTGTGGTTCTTACAAAAAAGAGATCACATGTGGAATACATTTTTGGATGCAACACTCAAGGGCTAGTGGAGCTAACATAGCGGCTGATACGTTTTACATAGCGATGTTTACTAACTCAGCTTCTCTTGATCAAGACACTACAGGCTATACGGCTAGTAACGAAGTAAGCGGTACAAATTACACCGCCAAAGGACAAGCTTTAACTAGTGTTACTCTAGGTTTGTCGGATAACAGTAGTGCTGTTCCCACAGCCTTCTTGGATTTTGCAGATACAACGTGGGGTTCTTCCACAATATCTAACGCAAGAGGTGCTTTGATATATAACTACACTTTAGCTACAGCAGGTAGTGGGGCTGGCGTTAACAATGCGGCTTATCCAGCGGTTTGCGTGTTAGATTTTGGTGGGGACAAATCCTCTAGTTCTGGAGACTTTACCATTACTTATCCAGCTAACGATGCTAACAACGCAATGATTCGTTTGGCTTAACCTAATGGCTTCCGTTACTATTATCTTTGGTAGCGGTTGGGGAAGGGCTGGCTGGAGTCTAGGAGCTTGGAGTCAACCCGGCATAAATTCGTTTTCAATAGCCGCTTCTCTTGGTACTGAAACTGTAGTTGAGGGTACTGGAATTGCGCCTACCCCTAGTGGCATAGTAGGAACGTATTCTATTGGTACGTATGCTGTTACTCAGGGAACGGGGGCAACCATTGTTGAAAGTGGCGTGGCTATTGCCTCCGCTATTGGAACTCTGACAAGCGTAACAGGTGATGCTAATGTTACCCTATCGACAGGAACCCAAGGTTCCTATACTATAGGAACGATAGATGTAACGGGTGGCATCACCTTCTCTGTAACAGGAGTCCAAGCTGTTGGAGCTACTGGCACAGAAACAGTCACCCAAGGATCGGGAGTTGTTATTGAAGAAACAGGTGTTCAGGCTCAAGGTGCAATAGGTACAGTTTCGGTAGATGATATAAATGTAGGTGTTACAGGTTTAGAGATGACGGGAACAATTAATCTTGGAACGGTGTGGCAACCTATTGTTCCAAGTCAAGATCCACAGTGGATCGAAATAGGAAGCAGAAACCAAGCGGCATGAGGAGCTAAATTATGGCAAGTAGTTATACAACAGTTTTTGGTATAGAGGAGATGGCAAGCGGCGACCAATCGGGCGCTTGGGGAACTACTACCAATTATAATTTTGATATTATAGATCGCATAGGATCTTTTAAAGAGGTAACAATAAGTGGTACTTCTCATACATTAACAGTGAGAGAAGCCTCTCCGGGTAGCGGAACTTCCAATGTTCAAGATGGAATGTATAGAGCTATAAGATTTAAAGACGGTGGAGATATTGGAGGAAACTGTACTCTTACAGTAGCTCCAAACACTGCGTCTACATATTTTCTTATGGAGAACGCCCTGTCAGCTAGCAGAGAGATTATAGTTACACAGGGAAGCGGAGCTAATGTTACCATACAGAATGGAAAGAATGTTGCTATTTTTTGCGATGGCGCAGGTTCTGGTGCTATTGTTTATAATGCTTTAGAAGATTTACAAGTAACAACCTTAGAAGTTACGGGTGCTTCGGCTCTTGATGGGAACACGCAAGTAGGAGGAACATTAGGAGTTACGGGTGCTACGACTTTAAGTTCTACCTTGGGGGTTACATCTGCTACCACTTTAAGCTCCACCGCCGCTGTAACGGGTGCAATAACGGGAAGCGACGGCGCTACTTTAGCTAAAGAAGATTCTGGAACTAACACAGTATTAACTCCTTTAACCGTAAAACGTACCAGCAGTGCAACTCCAGCTATTGGTATAGGAACAGGCATGGATTTTGTCACGGAGACTGGCGCAGGAAACAATGAAATAGGCGCGGCTATACAATCTATTACCACTGATGTTACCAGTACGAATGAAGACTTTGATTTATTATTTAAGTTAATGGCTGGGGGTTCTGCCGCCGCTGAAAGACTTAGGATAAAATCTACAGGTAAGGTTGCATTTGCTAACAGCGCTTACGCCAGCGTTCAAGTGAGTGGTAGCGCTACAGGTGCTACAACCTTAGACTTTGATACTTATCAAAACTTTTTTCTTACAGCGAGTGGAAACGTAACACTATCTAATCCTACAACAGAAAGTATAGGGCAATCTGGAGTTATTGTTTTTGCTCAGGATGGATCAGGAAGCAGGACCCTTTCTCTAGGCACTCAGTTCTATGCTCCCGGTGGAACGCTTACAATTTCTACAGCGGCTTCTGCTATAGACATTATACCTTATTTTGTTTGGGCGGCAGACAAGATAGCATTAGGAACTCCACAGCTAGCACTGGCTAATGTATCTTAGGGAGAGAATAAATGTCAGGTCCTTTATCTTCTAATTTATTTTTTAATAGCACAGGCACGTCTCTGGTATCAGTAGGTAAGTCTGCTCTGTTCTCAACAACTAGCCAAGAGTTAGAGAGAACTCCTTCAACTGCTGGAAATTTAGATAAATGGACTTTTTCTGCTTGGGTTTATTTTTGCGCTCCAACAGGTGCATCCAGCAAACCAATTTTTGGTGCTATCAATGGAAGTGCTAATCAACAAAGATTGATGCTAACAAATACGGGTGCAATACAGTTTGATTGGTATTCGTCTAGTTCATACGCTGGTAGATTAATTACTAGTCAACTATTACGTGATATAGGTTGGTATAATATTGTTGCAGTTTATGATTCTGGAAATGGCATTAGTAGTCAAAGACAAAGATTATATTTAAATGGTGAAAGAATAACTGCTTTTGGTACAGAAGCCTACGTATCTCAAAATTTAGATGGCTTAGTTAATAGTGCAGTCCTGCATCAGATTGGCTTACACGATGGATTAACTTTATCCACAGATGGATA